TCACCACGCGGCGTTGGAGGTGGTTAATCATCAGAAATATGTCGATTCATGGTGATCGAGCCGGCCTGATGCGAGGTTTACAGGATTTGTGTAGGTTTGTACAACTTTTGATGCAACTGCTGAAGCCTCCTTTCTTCCCAAGGAAAACTCGGGCTTCAACGGGTATACCCTCAGAATCCAGGGTTCCCAAGGCAATGTCTAAATACGTGAAACTCACGCAACGTGAGCATGTCCTGCACCGCCCGGATACCTACATCGGACCGGTGCTTCGGGAAACGGGCGAGTGCCTCGTGCATACCGGCGAAGAGTTCGAAGTCAAAACTGTCGAGTACTCGCCGGGGCTCCTGAAGATCTTCGACGAGATCCTGGTCAACGCCGCCGATCATGCCGTCAGGGCCGGGAACGTGACGTACCTGAAGGTCGCAGTGGACGCCGAGAGTTTCACGGTCGAGAACGACGGCACGGGGATTCCCATAGAAATTCACGCGGAGACCGGGGTCTACGTTCCCGAGCTCATTTTCGGGCACTTGCTGACGAGCGAGAATTACGACGACTCGGAGGAGCGGATCGTGGGCGGCAGGAACGGGTTCGGGGCGAAACTGGCCAACGTCTTCGCCAAGCGGTTTGTGGTGACAGTCTCGAACGATGGCAAGAAGTACACGCAGGTGTTCACGGACAACTTGTCGGTCATCAAGCCCCCGAAAATCATAGACGTCGCGTCGAAGAAATCGTGTACGCGCGTCCAGTGTCACCCGGATTTCGCGGTTTTCGGGGGACTCGCGTTCGACGACGACTCGATTGCGCTCCTCAGGAAACGGGTCGTGGATATCGCGGCGATCCTGAAGAACGTCAAGGTCTCGTGGAACGGTGCCAGGGTCCCGGTGAAGTCATTTTACGAGTACTCGAAACAGGTGACGGGCGTCGCGGATGGTGGGGTGTACGTGAAACCCAACGAGCGGTGGGAATTCTACGCGACCGCGGGATCCGATGCGGCGCGGGATGTCTCGTTCGTCAACGGCGTATGCACGACCCGGGGAGGCACGCATGTCGAATTGGTCGCCAACCAAATCACAAAGTACGTCGCGGCGGCGATGACCAAGAAACTCAAGCGACCCGTGAAACCCGCGACGGTCCGTGCGTACCTGCGGCTCGTGGTCAACTCCGTGATTGTCAACCCCGTCTTCAGCAGTCAGACAAAGGACGTCCTGACCACGAAACCGGCCGCGTTCGGGTCCACGTGTCTTCTGGACGAATCGGCGATGAAACGGATCCTGGCGAAGACCGGGATCGCTGACCTGGTGACGGCGGCCGCGGACTCGAGAACCGACAAGGCCTCGAAGAAGACGGACGGGGTCAAACGGTCGCGCGTGGACGTGCCGAAACTCGACGATGCCAACGATGCCGGGACCAGGAAATCTTCGAGGTGTACGATTATTTTGACCGAAGGGGACTCCGCAAAGACCCTGGCTGTCGCGGGCGTCTCGGTGGTCGGCAGGGACTCGTACGGGATATTCCCGTTGCGCGGCAAACTCTTGAACGTCCGCGACGCCTCCGCGACCCAAATCAACGGCAACGTGGAAATCCAGGCCCTGAAGACGATCCTGGGTCTCCAGCACGGCAAGGCGTACACCGATACCTCGGGACTCCGGTACGGGCGCGTGATGATCATGGCCGACCAGGATACGGACGGGACGCACATCGCCGGGCTCCTGATGAATTATTTCGCGTGTCACTACCCATCGCTGCTCGAGAACGTCCCGGGCTTCCTGGTGCGGTTCGTGACGCCCATCGTGAAAGCGAAGCGCGGAAACGTGTCCAAGAGTTTCTACTCGATCCCGGAGTACGATGCGTGGCGGGCTCTTGGGGACATTGCCGGGTACTCGGTCAAGTATTACAAGGGACTCGGGACATCGACGTCGGCCGAGGCACGCGAGTATTTCTCGAATCTCCCGGTCCACGTGAAGACGTACGATTTCAACGCCGGGCTCGGGGGGCTGGATCTGGCCTTTAACAAATCGCGCGCGGACGACCGGAAGAAATGGCTCTCGGAGTTCATTCCGGGAACGTGCCTGGACTCCGCGGCGCCGGTCGTCTCATGCGCGGACTTTGTCGATCGAGACCTCGTGTTGTTTTCCCGCGCGGACCTGGAACGGAGTATCCCGAGCGTGGTCGACGGCCTGAAACCCAGTCAGAGGAAGATCTTGTACGCGTGCTTCACCAGGAACCTTCGCGCCGACATGAAGGTCGCGCAGCTTGCCGGGTACGTCGCCGAGAAGACCGCCTACCATCACGGCGAGCAGAGCTTGGTCTCGACAATCGTCGGCATGGCGCAGGATTTCGTCGGATCCAATAACGTCAACCTCCTGGTGCCGTCGGGGCAGTTCGGGTCGAGGCGGGGAGGCGGGTCGGACAGCGCGAGTGCGAGGTACATTTTCACGCGACTCGCCGAGATCACGAGGAAGGTCTTCCACCCCGACGACGATCCGGTGCTCACGCATCTGACGGACGACGGGATGCCGGTGGAGCCAGAGTACTACGTTCCAGTGATTCCCATGGTCCTGGTGAACGGCGCGGCGGGGATCGGGACGGGGTGGTCGACGAAAATACCCAACTTCTCGCTGCACGATGTCGTGGAGAATACCCGCCGGCTGGTTCAGGGTCTCCCGGTCCAGGAGATCCTGCCCAAGTACCGGGGGTTCACGGGATTCTCTACGGATACCGAGACCCGCGGCATCGTCACGAGAGTCTCGGACCTGGTGTACCGCGTGACCGAGCTTCCCGTGGGCGTGTGGACCCAGAATTACTCGGAATTCCTCGCTGGGCTCGTGAAATCTGGGGTCCTTGCCGACGTTCGCGAGAATCACACGGAGACGAACGTGCATTTCGATATCACGCTCAACGAAACGTGCGAGGACATGGAGGGTTTTCTGAAACTCAGGAAACCGTTGGGGACCGGCAACTTTGTGCTGTTTGACGCGGCGGGCAAGATCCGGAAGTACGACGGTGTCGCTGGTATTTTCGAGGAACATTATGCCGTCCGGCTCGAGTATTACGCCAAGAGGAAGTCGTGGATCCTCGCGAGACTCCGGGCCGATGAGATCCGCGCCAGGAACAAATCTGTTTTTGTCGACTACATCGTCTCCGGCAAGCTGGCTGTCACGGGAAGGACGAAGGCGGAAATTATCGAGGATCTCTCCGTTCTCGAGTTTGATCGAGTCGACGGCGGCTACGAGTACCTCCTGGGCATGTCGGTCAGCAGTCTCACGACAGATAGGGCCGCGCGGCTGCGTGAGGAATCGGCGAAAGTTCTCGAGATTCTGAAGGTCCAGGAAGGGGTCAGCGAGACAAGTATGTGGCTCAGAGATCTCGACGAACTCGCCGAACTCGCTGAACTCGCCGAACTCGAGGATTCTGAGCCGGCAAGCAAGAGACGGAAAGTATGAATATTGTGTAAACATTTACGGTATCTTGGAACGCGCGATGACCTCGAGACGACGGTCCTTTGGCAATTTGTCATAGAATTGCAGGCGGGTCTCGGGCGTCATCTCTTCGAGAAGGGAGCGCAGGTTTTTCGTGGGGAAGGCCGCGTTGTCTTTATCGGACCACCCGAGACCGTAGAACACCAGGTCGCGCTGATACTTCTCGACGGCCCAGCGTGTCGCCTCCTCGGTGCTCGTAGGGTCCGGTATGCCCGCAAAGAAGGCGTCGAGATCGGTCATGTCGTCGGCGCGGCGCGCTGGTGTCGTGGTGGTTTTTCCGGACTCGTCCACTGGGTGCTTGGCGGCGTCGCGGAACGATACGGTGGTGTTCTTGGTATCGGTGTCGAGCGGCACGGGTTTCCTCAAATCGGTCCTGCGTCGTGCGTCGCGGATCTCTTGTGCGCGTTCCTCGGCTTCCTCGGGACTGACCGCTGCCGGTATGCCCGCGAAGAAGGCGTCGAGATCGGATCGGTCGTCGGCGCGGACCACGGGGCTCGACAGCGGCCAAGGAATCATATAGTCAGCGCGTTTCTTGGCTTCCTCGATGCCGGGCGGGTTGACAGAAGCGTCGAGGTCAACGGGTACCAAATCTTCCAGCGTGTCGAGGACGGCCTTGGCCACGGCGAGTTCGGTCTCCAGATGGGTGACCCTCGATCTGGCAGCAACGAGTTTCTGGTCGATCGCGGACATTGGCGTGTCGCAGGTATTATTTCCGTGATTTAAACGCTCACTTCATGTTCCAGGAAACGGCCTTCTTGAGCTGGGCGTCACAATCCTTCAGCGAAAAGCACTTGGCATGCAGCAGGTCCTTGTACATTTTCCCACGTGCGGTACCGTTGGACGGAGGATCATTGTACTCATTCTTGCCCGAAATCTTGATCTTCCAATCACAGTACGCCTCGAGAGTCTTCAGCTCGTTGCCATGTACTGCATCGGAAATATTAGATATTCCAGTGTTCAAAGCAGTATCCATGACCACACCAATCGCGAGCGCCGAAGGGTTCGGTACGCCAGCCTTCTTCCAGGCCGCCATCGTCTTGAAGATGTACCCGCCGTCCTCGCAATCGCTCACCAGCTGCGTCCACTGCGCCTGGATCCACTTGGGGTCGTCGGCGATGCTATGGATTTTGGCGATGAGTTTCTCGCACTTGGACTTGTTTCCCGCGCACCCCGGCACGTAGGGCATGAGGTCGTCGCCGCCGAGAGATTTGTAGATTTTGAAGAGTGCTGGAGCGTCGCCGTGACCGTCTTTTCCGGAGTCAGATGTCGTCCATCCGACCAGTCCCATCGTGACACCGCGTTTCTTGAAATCGTACGGCAGGGCGCTCGCGTACCCGAAAAGACTCGTGCCCTTGTCGGTGAGGAAGGTGTCGGCGGGATCCGAGTTGTCCTGCTCGGATTTACTGGTCAATAACCAGATATTGGTCCATGCCTCCTTATCGCCGAGACCGGTCGCCTTTTCGAGGATGGACAGGACGGCAGGGGAAAGGATCGAGTCGGGAGATCCGGACTTGGATGAGCGACCGCCGGGCATTATAGTACCGTATGCCAATATTAAATCTGACCGCTTTCTTAAGTGACCCGTTTCTTGAACACGATTCGCGTGAGATTCGAGGTCAGGCGGTTCGTCCGGTTCCTGAGCACAATCTCGATCTTGTCCAGGGCCTTGCACGCGGCCTCCTCTGGCACGAAAACCATGATGATCTTCCGGACGATGGGCGCGAGATCGACCGTGCGGGATCCACGGAGAAATTTGATGAAATCTGGCTCGGATTTCAAGAAATTCACCATGCGTCCCGTGAGCTCGGATTTCTTCGGGAAGAGTCTCGCGAACGGGCGGCCCACGAACCCGGCCAGCGTGACGACGAGATCGCTCGATGCTATCCATAGCAGTACCGCGACCGACGGGATGTGCATCTGCGTCTTCAAGTGCGCGAGGAGAACGTCGGACAACGTGATGCTCGGCTTGTAGTTTTCGCGAATGAACCTATCTATCGCGCGCATCTCGTCGACTATGAAGTTCGCAAACCTTGCTCTGCAGGTCGACGTGTTCCTGGCTTTCCGGGTCATACCGTACGCCAGGAAATATTCAAACCGCACCGGAACGTGTGTTCGAATGGGGTATTCCTCCTTTCTTCCTAAGGAACGTCTGTATGCCCGTGAAATTCTGTACACGCATACATTAAATGGATTACCGCGGCGCAGCAGAGTTGTGTACTTCGCGCTTCGATGTCACGAAACCTTCGGGCGCCGAAACCCTCTCCCTGGTGCACCGCATCATCTCCGCAAACCCGCCCGAGTCCCTGGTGAGCACGTGCGTTCTGGCATACGGCAAGATCGAAGCCATTTTGTGGAAGTTCGAGGAACGACCCGCGGACGATGATGCGTTGGTGGCTCGCCTCGACTCCATCATGGCGCCTTGGAGTACGAGTGTAGTCATAAACATGGACGACGGCGAACCAGATTATAAATTGATCGCCACTTTGTAACTACTTATTCGAACCCAGCAGATATTTCGTCCGTCCACGCCGAGACGAGACCGGGCGAGAACCCGAGATCCGTGTACGTCGCCGTAGCCTCCCTTTTGAACTCGTCAGCAGATCCCCCGGAATCCCGGATCTTCGCCGCGAGACCCATCAGTTCCTCGCGAACGATCCACGTCGGTTTCAATGTATTCGAAGCGTCGATTCCATCGAGACTCCCGAGAATCCGCGCGATCTTGCCCGTCGAGCACACGACCGTCCCGTTTTCGACGGCACTCGCGAGTTGCCGCGCGAAAACCTCAGTGTCCGCGCCGAGCTCGTCGAATCGCGCGAGGACTTTGCTTGCTGCCTCGAGTTCCGTGACGTCCAGGCCGGAATGCATGTTCCCGGAGAGACTCAGCATCACGTGCATGGCGTTCTCGGTATCCTCGGGGCTCATGCCGGCGTTCAGAATAGCGGTCTGGATATCCTCGCTGCGGTCACGGGCGCCTTCGGGGAGCCCTTTCAAGCGGGTCCGCATGCTGACAGTGACCCCGGAATCGTGTGTGTTTTGTGCGTCGGCGTGAACGGTCCGAATTGCCGGGGGTGTCGCGGGTGTCGGGGGTGCCGGGACGTGCGTAATGGTCGTGACGGCATGACGGGTCTCGGCGTTTGCGCGGGCGAGTAATAGGTCCGCGAACCGTATCGGGAGTTCACGCGAGTCCGGCGATTTGTCACACGTCTCGGGAGGATCGCCGAACATCGCCGCTCGAGCCCGGTTCTTCGTCGTTTCGTCCGGGCACCGTAGAATGACGCACCGGAGGCACCGCGCGGCAGTCTCGGGGTCAGGGGAGTATTCCGGGTACTCGCCGACCCGGTAAACTGCCGCGGCGTCGATGAGACCAGTCCACGGATCCCCGGCAGACGTCGCGCGCAGAGTTTTCAGTGCGGGAGATTCGGGGGCTGGCGCGGGAACCCGTCGAGGCGCATAGAGTCCCGCGGATGCCCGGAGGCCCTTCGGAACTCTGATGACGACGGCGGGTGATGTCGCGGGTCTCAAGAGAATCGCGAATATGGCGACGCCCGCGAGGAATAACAATGCACGTCGGCGGCCGATCATTACTGTTCCCGCGGTTTTAATGTGTGGTAAAGTATGGATCACGCAAGGTACCTGGCAACACACCCTGAAGCAATCGATCCCCAGGATTTCTTGCGTTTCCTCGTGGTGACTCTGTGTTTATCGGTGCCCTCGTATTACATCGGCACGGCGATCGAGAACGCTCTGAAAGGAAAAGGCACGTTTATCAAGATATGCGTGAACGCCACGATGCTGTTCTCGGTCACCCAAGTGGTTCCGTGGGAATACTACTCGCATTTCCAGGATACGATGCCGGGTCTCGTTGCCAGCGCGGTGATCATGGGCGTGCAGACGTGGACCGAGCCGCTGTTCCCGTCAAAATTCTGGTGATCTCTGTGGCGTCGTGGGTTTCCGCTTGTGAATACTGCGGCCGGGTTTCGAGATGCCCGTCGAACCAGGGGACTCCTTTGACTTCGAGGACTCCTTTGACTTCGCGGCGAGTCGTGTGCTTCGACGCGTGGCAACTTCGGGCATTCTTGATTAGTCGCTCGGTTTCGGGGTCTTCAGGGACTTCAGGGTTTTCAGGGTCTTCAGGGTCCTCAAGTCCCCGGGCGCCGTGCTTTCCTCGTCGAACGCGAGTCTTCGTTTCTTACTGGCGTCCAGGTCCACGGCGTATGTGCGATGCAACGAGGATTTCGCGGGTGCGCCGGGGCATTCTTTCTTCGAAGACATCGAAGACTCAGAAGCCATGTTCGCAAACGGAGTTGAATAATTCATGAGTATGCGGATACCAGTTGTTTTCGAAGACTTTATAGTGTTCGAAATAAGAAAGCTGGATTCGACGGGTCATATCACTTCTTTGCACTTGCGGCGGCTTTGGTGATGCCCTGGGGATTTAAGTCGAGGGACCGCGCAAAGTTCTGAGCGGCTTTGTAGTACCCGCCGTTCTGCAGATGCTTATGCGCGCGACGAACTTGGTTTCGGGCGTGAGTGCGAGAGGCCCGAAGAGCCGGGAGCACGGTGTTATTCTTGCGGGCCCTCGCCCAACCCGCGGCGTTCGAAGCTTTCGATCGTACCAGCGGACGCAGAGTCTCGTGGTAGTATGTAGCGCCGTTCGCGTACTTGGCCGCTCCGTAATTCCAGACGTGCTTGCCTGCCGTGCCGGAGCGGACTTTCAGGTTCGCGTACATGCCCGGCGCGGTATTCCGGACGTACCCGGCCCCGGCAAACGCGGCATTTTTCCCCGAGGTGTACACATTCGAGGCGGTCTTCCGGGCGTTCCTGACCCTGGCGATCGCGATCGGTCTGCCGGCCTCGTACGCGATAGATGCATACTCCTTGACGTACTTCCCAGTGGCGACCGCACGGCCAAGCAACGGGTTTACGATGGCTTCCAGCTTCTGCAATGAAGTCTTCTCGGCCGCCGGGAGACCTTTCGAGACCGCATTCTCCACGGACACGATTTTCTCGGCGACCGCAGGATTCTTCTTGAACGCGGCGTACAGCATCGCAGCCGTCGCAGCGCTCCCGCCCAGAATCGCGAGCTTCTTGAGCAGAGGACGGAGTTTCTTCGATACGATCGCGCGTCTGGATTGGCGAGGGATGTCCCACGTCTTGTTGGTCGGGTCGGAGTTGTAAATTTTCGCGGTGTTCACCAGGTCGTCGATCTCCCCGCGCACGTACTTCCAGATCGCTGCTTCCTTTGGGGTTCGTCGGGTTGGGGTCATAACGTATCCACTATAAAAAATGAGGGCGCTGACATCGGAAGAGTGGATCGAAGACAACCTCGACGCGATGTGGGCCGTGTACTTGGATCTGGTCGGCGCCGCGGAGCCTCCGCTGATGGACCGCCTGACTTTCGAGATGTTTTGTGAATTCATTACACGGTTCGCGGTGTAACTAGAAACCACCTCCGGGAGTGCGCCGCAAACCAGTTGCCGCGGGTTCCTTGGCGGCCGCGCGGACTCCCGCCTTGATTGCTGCTCGGAGTTTCGGGTGCGAGGGTTTCTTGGTTCTTGTCTTCGGGATACCGGGTCGTTCGGGTGTTTCCGCGGCGGCAGGGCTCGATGACTTCGCGATGTGCGTCATTGGCAACTCGAAAGGAATGTCGAGAGCAAACATCCTGAGAGGCTGAATAGTCTAGTTTGAGTTCGTTACACTTAGAAACAGCCTCCAGGGGTGCGCCGCAAACCAGTTGCCGCGGGTTCTTTTGCAGCTGCGCGGACTCCCGCCTTGATTGCGGCTCGGAGTTTCGGATGCGATTTCTTGGTTCCTTTCTTCGGGATGAACTGTTTCTTTTCGATAAAAATACCGTCGATTTCCGTGAATATCTCGACCATTCTTCCGGAAGGGACTTTCACGGGCATCCGGGGCTGGGCGGGTCTCGCGGGTCTCGCGGGATTCTTCTTGCACACACACGGCAGCTCGTAGGGGGTGTCCATCTGAGTTTGACGATGAATTACAATGAATTAAGAATGGGGGTCGGGAGGCTCGGCCCAGCGGATATACGATCGCCAGGCATTCCAGAGATGGCCATTCTGTATGTCTTCTAAAGTTATCGCGACTCTCTTCGGAACCTCCGGAACGCTTCGGATGTCGCGGAAGACGTACCGGAAGAACATGTCGGGAGTCTTCGAACCTTTGCGCGACCAGGACGTCTTCCACGTGATAGCGACGGGCAACGGCGGCGCGGACCACCACGACAACTACGACTACGTCCGGAGTCGCAGTTGGAACATGATGATCGGCACGCGGTACGATCACGTCAACTGTTTTCTGGCGGGGTACGAGAAATCCAAGCGCGCGATCGAGGCGTCCATGGAGATCGGCTCGTACACCGACAAGGATCCGCGGCACAAGAAGTATACGGGACCAGGCGCCGAGGAAATGTGCGAGCTGGGCGAGAAAGCCATGCGCCTGATACTGCAGAATTTGTGATAATTTGTAATCTGCGGTACTGTAAGGATTGTAATGCGGGTCGTGTGGATCGGTATCGGGCTTGTGGTCGCGATCGCCGTCCTGAAAAGCCATCGAAAAGAACGGTTCACTACAGTATCTATCCGAAGACCGGCATGGTTTGCGTCGTTCAGGGAATGCTGCGGAGTCCTCGTCGGGCCCAATACGGTGTTGACGGCGGGGCACTGCTCGATCAAACCCGGTGACCCGGTCGTTCTGGAGTCCGAGACCCAGGAACGCGAGGTCACGGGAACCGATGTCGTGGGCGAGGATCTCGTGCGCGTCCGGGTATCGGGTCCCGCGGCCAGGGAGTACCTCGCGAGCATCGGGAACCAGCCGAAAATAGGGGATATCGTCACTGCGTACAACGGATCGTCGAATCACCCGGCGCGCCAGTACGAAATGACAGACTCCGAGACCATGAAGGGTATGGCTCGCCCGGAAATGCTCGGGAAAGGCGATTCGGGCGCGGCCGTCCTGGATTCCAGCGGGAACCTCGTGGGTCTCGTGCGCGGCAAGGTCGACACGGAGGGGATCAAGATCGTGCGTGTGCTCGAATGACCTCGGTGACTCGCCAGTTGAGCATAATGTACGCGACGACGACCGCGGCCGCGAGAGCAAAGACCCTGTTCCTCGCGCACCAGACCGCCATCGAACCGCCGTGCATCCACGACCCCCCGGGAAGCGGTCTGACAAATGCATCGGGGCCCGCAACGCACGAATGGCATAATGCACAGGAATTGACAAGGTTTCTCGGGATCGTGCACACTTTGTCTCGATACGATTTCCAGACGGAACTCACGATGCCCGGGCCCGTCGTCATCGTCACCCGCATTCCGAGGAAAGGGTACCAGTTTTTAGCGCGGCGTTTCATGAGAGAAATACAGTCCAACCAGAAAGGATGTCGAGGACGCGAAGCCATCAGACAGTTTGAGTGCGTGTACCACGTGCCCTGAATCTCCTGGGCGAGAGCGATGTCACAACCAGAGATCAATGGCGCGATATCTTTGGTCAATTCCATGTCGAGATCCATGTACACGCCTCCGTGAACGTACAACCACATATACCGCACGGCATCGCAGCGCTGGATCTCGTGTGGGTACGCGCGAAATGTCTCGATGAAGTCGGGGAAGTGCGCGCTGACAAACGCATCGTACTCGCGGCCGTGCAGTAAGACGTGCGTGTAACTCGGCATGACCACGCCGACTCTCTCGAACCCGGTCGTCCACACCGGAGGCACCGAGTCGAACCCGAACAAGGTCTGCATGAATATCTTCGGGATCGTCATTGACGTACGTACGATATGAATCAAGATTTCGAGTGTTTCACCTTGGTCCCGCGAGGTCGCTCGTACCCCGTCGCGTTTTTGAACACAGACTTTGTATTCGGTACCTTGAGTTCCAGGGACAAATGACGAAATTTCGAAGATAAGTTCCCGTCGAGCCCAAACACCCGCGCGATCCGGCGTTCCGCGAGCTCTTTACGCGCAGCTTTGAGGTCGTGGTTCCTCAGGTGTTCCTTGAGAGTTTTCGCGCGAGTGGTCATCGTGATTTTCGAACGAGGTTTGAGATGGACGATTTTTGTCAGCGGTCTCAGCCACGACGGATTCGGGTGGTGCTGTGTGGTCCACTCGACGACGGCAGTGCCCGGACCGTGCTTCTGGTACTCTTTGTGGTGCGCCTTGAGTTTTACAGTGCGTTTATGGTTCTTCTCCAGATACGCGGGCTTGACAGGCGCCATATGGTACACTGCAATACATTTTGTACACTCGGTCACTTGGCACCGGGTCACCGGGTATACATCTGGATGATATCGGGGTGGGACTCGAGGAGGTATTCCCTGTACAATTTCAGGAACGCGTCGCGGGGGGTCAAGCGGTTCAGCGACCACCTCGTCCAGTCTGTGTTTCTGACGATATGCCGGTCCTCGATGAGCGGCAGCTCGTTCACGGCCAGGTACATCAGGTCGCCGGCAAGACCGAGGGAAACGTGGTCGCTGCGGTTCACACGGACGAGGAGCGTGGAATCCGTCGGGCCGTGCGGGACCACGTTGAATATGATCGTGAACCCGTGGCGGCCGTTGAAGACGAATCGGAGCAGCGCGGTCCACGGTCCGATGTACTCGTTCTCGATGGTCAAATTCCCGAGAGTCCGGCTGGTGTACTCGTACGTTGCCTTGCCATGCGGGCCTCCGCGGACAATCGTGACCTTCGGATCGCCATCGACGCTGTGGAACCTGTGCACGGTCCCGCCCAGAAGATGCGCCTCGTCGGTGACGTTCTCGATCACCAGGAGCGGGTTGCATCCTGAGAAATCGCGCGAATACGAAAACGTCCGACGGCCTTCGACCAGGAAATCTTCGGGGCGAGGGACCTCGGAATCTTCAGTGTCTCCGGAGTCGCCAGTGTCTCCGTGGAATTTCCAGAGGATATCGTCCTGGTCCACGAGATCCCTGGCGCGGGCGGTTTGGCCATGGTACTTGCACGCGACGCAGTTCTTGGTGACCGTTCCCCCGGCCGATAAACTGGCTCCACGGTGCGCGCACGTATCGTCGACAGCCACCGCCCTGTCCCCGGCCCACCAGACCGCCAGGGGGTTGGAGTGGATTTGAATGCGTTTCGGGGTGCTCCCGGTGCGGCGGACGTTTTTCGAGAGATCGATAGGGACCCAGCTCGAAGCCCGGATGAGACCCGAAGACTTCATCATAGTATCGCAAAGACTTTTATTTAGACGAGCTGGCGGTACACGGACCGGTAAACGTCCCACGCCGCCTCACATTGCCGGGTGCCGGTCCCGAGAACTCGCGCGACCTCGTGTACCAGCGAATCGAAATCCTCGCGATCGTGCAGCTGGATCCTGAGTTTGGCCGGACGGCGCGCGATAATACCCATGGCGGCATCGTTCAGGTGGCCGTTGTCCAGGTACTCGCGGCCGAGGACGGCGATATCTTTACCCGAGCGGACCGCGAACGATTCGACCTGGGCTACGAGAGCGCGAGGGTCTGTGTCCCACGGCTCGGCGTTCAGCGAGTATCGCAGGGACCCCGGGATATTCCGGAGGACCTCCCGGGATCCCAGGACGCGGCCGATTTCGATCCTCACGAGTTCGTCGACGCTCGGGAACCGTGTGCCGGGCGTGGCGTCTTTCCAGATAGATACACACACAGCGATCGATCCTGCGATATACGGGGCGAGTTCTGACATTCACGTCCTCGGGATAATTATCGGAGATGTCAGACGACATGCACAGTATTTGAGATCTCAGATCCTCAAATACTATTCCAGACCATTCATCCTTCTACTCAGATGCCCGGAGACCTCGCGGTGTACCCTTTCAGCAGGTACGTGTTTACGCCCGTTTGGGGCACACCTGTCCCGACGAGCCCGGATTTCATCCAGCAACTGGCCGAACCGTCCTTGTTATTGGAGACCGCAAACGCTTTGCATTTGGAGTCGGCGTGGCATACCTTCCCACACTCCGTCGCGGTCTTCCTGGACATATACCCGCCCGCGGAATACTTCGAGGCCGTCAGGGCGTTCGCGGGATCCGTCCAGTTCCAATCTTTTTTCCTGGTGAAATGCTTTCCCAACCAAGACATTCCCGTGGGAGTCGTAATCGTCTTGTTATTCTTCCCGGACTTGGTGCCGCCGCTGCCGCCACCACTACCGGATGTGTCTTTGGGTTTATCGGTGACGACTACCCAGGTCGCCGACGGGTTCTTCAGCATGCACGCGGCCTTGTTGGTCGCCATGCATGTTTCCCGCAGCGTGCCCGTTTTGCCCGCGCACTGCGTCGACGCCCACGCGAAGCAATCGGTGGTCACGTTCGAGTCTACGGCCACAGTCGTGGTGTTCCCGAGCGTCGTATACTCGCACCCCACTTCGAGTGATTCGCACATCCCGCCGGTGTAGTACAGGTACCCGAGCCCGCCGGACGAGACCATCGAACAGCACGCCGAGGCCGCGATGCCGATGACCATGACCATCATCATCCCGGAACCTCCGCCGCTGGAGTTGGAGTTGGACATACTTATCGAGCGTCAATGTATTTATGTCATACGGTTCAACTCTTACATGTTTTTTGCCGCTTCCGCGTTGTCTTTCGTTTCACAGTCTTTTTTCGATATACCTTCACGGGCATTTGGGTTCGACCAATTCCGGACATCCGTCTTGCCGTCTCCCCCGACGGAACACACGCACTTGCTGTACTTCCCGCTGCCCCGACTCACAGAAACCAGGCATTTCCGCGCGTCTGCCGGTCCAGACGGGACAGTCCCTGATGCGGTCGGGGTGTACCCTTTCCGCAAGTACGTCTTGACAGCCGTCGGTGACTCGCCTGACCCGACGAGCCCGGATTTCATCCAGCAACCGACCGTTCCGTCGGCGTTATTGGCGACCGCAAACGCGTTGCACTTGGAGTCGTCGTAACATATTTTCCCACACTCCGTGGCGCTCTTCTTGGACACGTACCCGCCCGAGGAATATTTCGACCCGACGAGCGCGCTCGCGGAATCCGACCAGTTCAAGTTCTGCTTAGTGAAACTCTTGTCGAGCGAGAACTTTCCCGTGGGAGGTCGTGTCGTCTTCCCGGGTGCCACTGTGACCCACGTCGCCGTCGGGTTTGTCAGTTTGCACGCGGCCTTGTTGGTCCTCATACATGTGTCCCGCGCCTTGCCCGTCTTGCCAGTGCACTGCGTCGTCGTCCAGCCGAAACAATCGGTGGTCACGTTCGAGTCCGCGGCCACCGTCGTGGTATTCCCGAGCGTCGTATACTCGCACCCCACTTCGAGCGATTCACACATTCCGCCGGTGGAGTACACGTACCCGAGCCCGCCGGCAGATACAAGGGAACAGCACGCCGAGGCCGCGATGCCGATGACCATAACCATCATCATCCCGGATCCCGAGTCGTTTGTATTGGACATTGTTGCTAGTGTATCCCAATACTTTTATTCAGGGCCGTCGGAACGCAAAATATCCAGTGCGCCAGAATCCCGAGAGCGAACGTCAGTGCGAGGGCCACGGGGTACGACTCGACGCCCAGGACCGCCTTGACGAGAAACGCGAGACCAAAGGTCCCGACGACGTCCACGATGGCTAATCCGAAGACCCGGTACGAATGCATGCCCTCCCCAGGATTACCGAAGACGGATTTGTATGCGCACAATCGCATTGTATACAGTCGACCAAGAAAAAATGTATTGGTGTACCGGAGATACCCCCATAAGCATGAGTTCCAGTATGATGATGATGGCGGGCGTGGGAATGTCGGGGTCGTCGTGCCTGGTCGTCCTCGCAGTCCTTGCCGCCGTATTCTACCTGAACCAGAAACCCGGCGGACTCGGTGGACTCGGTGGGAATACGACGCCGCTTGTCCTCGGATCGAGTACCGGTGTGGGGTCCAAGGGGCCCGACGAAGCCACTGGACTCAAGAGCAGCGTCAACAAGTACAAGGTCGATCTCGGGGCGTCTGCAAAGTTGTACATGCAAGCGATCTCTGGAGCGTACCCGTTCATGTACCAGAGGCGCGGGGGTGCGGGAAAGAGGTGCAATTACGTCAACGATATCCAGGGCGCCGCGAAAAAGGAAGGCCAGGGCGCAGCCGCGGATCCGGGGGTCAAACCCGATTGGGCCATCTGGAACTTCACCAAGACCGCGGACGCTGGGAAACCATCGTACACGATCAGCAGCGCGGGACGGGTGACGGAGAAGTGCGGGGACAACGTCCTAGCCCCCGCGGACCTGACGGCGTGCGGGTCGGTCGGCGCCGATCATATCGGGTCACTGCGGCTGTACAGTCCCGCACAAGTCCCGACGGCGTTCAGTTCGTGGGTGGTCTATCGCGACGGACGGAACAACCCCGCATGCGTTCTCGAGCACCAGGGATGCAAGAGTATCGCCAAGATGAATAACAGGTACTTGTATTTCGATGCCGCACAAGCCGCCGAGGGCCGGTACGCGTGGCTGACGACCTGGGATCAAGCGACGCGGTTCTGGATGTCCCCTGCGGCGTAACAGGAGTGCGTTTCGTCAGCGTGGAAATTATCGCCGGATAGGTATGACGGCCAAAGTTACCGCGGAATCGGACGAGATGGACGAGATGGACCAGATGAACCAGGAGGTTGACAAATTCATGGCCATCGGTCTCGCACTGGTCACGCGCGCTCTTCAGACCGCTGGGACGTATGCGATCCACGCCGCAGAGAAACGGGGACCGGTCGGGGATACCCTGGACGTCACCAAGTCCGATACGGTGATGGCGCTCAGGTACCATTGCAAGACGTTCTCGACCTGTGATTTCGACGATCTCCAGAAAGACGTCGAGCGCGTGCAAGAGATGATCGCCGAAAGCGGGTCCGACAGCGGGTCTGACGGGTCCGAAAGCGGGTCCGAAAGCGGGTCCGACGGGTCCAGCGAGTACACGGACTCCGACGTTGACGACCCTGAAGACCCTGAAAACCCCGAAAACCGTGATCCCCAGGGAGGAGCGTTCGAGCCCGTGTACTCCCTGTGCGAATGCGAGGCGTGCGCGGCAGTATCCAAGGCGAGCCGAGAGTGGGACGAGTGGGATCCGGAAGACCCGTTCGAGAAACGCCTGAAAACGATGGCCGATAAATCCGTGTGATACTCCGTGCGATAAATCCGTGTCCGCGTTATTTTTATCGTGGGGCTAGTATCCAAGGATAATGAGCAAGATTCCCGAAGCCGCCCGTCCCGCCGTCCGTGCCATCGTCAAGCTGTCCGTCGACAAGAAGAAGTCGCCCGAGGCCAAGGCCGATGCCAAGGTCCTCAAGACCCGTCTCCGGTCCCTGAAGAAATCCAACAAGACCTGGTGGATCATTCTCACCTTGCTGCTCGCCGGGTCCGTCGCTGCCGCCGAGAAGTTCGGGGCCGAGAACTCGTCCAAGGGCAAGATCGTCAAGCCTTCCAAGGCCCTGGCGACCTTCTCGAACCAGGCCGGGAAGACATTTTCGTCCGCGTCTGAATCATACGGCCCGTGGCTCGCGAAGGCGGCGAACCAGGCCAAGGCCTACGGCGCGACCATGGTGCACGGTCCGGAGAACGCTCAAGGGAAACGTATCGGGTTCAGTGCACGGGTCGCCAGTGGAAAGTCCCGTCTCCACACTTACGCGATGTCCCACGTCCCCAAGTGGTCCACGTAAGTACACCCGACCGCGTTTTATTTCGAGAATTAATATGTTGACGAAATATACCTTTGGTCATATACAAATATGGGAGGTGGTCTTATGCAACTCGTGGCTTACGGCGCTTAAACTCCTGGGCGTCAACAGTCGGTCGCCGCGTTCGTTCCCAAACACACGGACGCGGGAAAACGGTGGAAGTTTGGGCGGCGATATAACCGGCTAGTACCCGAGGTAAGCTGGGTGCAAGGCTCGAAAATTGCGGGAACCTCCTGAGAGCCGTTCGTACCGCCCCGAGGGTCGCGAGACTCCCGGGGCACCGCGGGTAATGTCGCGGGCACGGTAATAATCGAACGGATTGGACGATCCGCAGCCACGAACTCTCGGTCCACACGGGCAGGAACGAGGTTTTGGGTTCATCGACTAAACGCGAGCCGGGGGTCCGTGACGCGACAAGCCACCGCGGAGACCCCTCAAGATATAGTCAGGCCCAGTGTGAAAGCACTGGGATTCAAGCAGGACGTGTACCTCACCGGTTCCCCGAGCATCACTTTCTGGAAGGTCGTCTACCGTCGCCACACTCAATTCGCTTTGGAGGCGATTTCTCAAACGTTCAACGGCCAGGTCGACTTCGGGAAGAAGGTGTCGTGTACCCTGTCGCGCAACGGTGATCTGATCTCTACCATGTGGCTGGAGATTGAGCTCACCAAGAAGACCGGCGTGGCCACCTACTTCCCGGCGGAGAACTTCGTTCGCCAGATCGATCTCTCCATCGGCGGCCAGGTCATCGACAAGGTGTACTCGGACTGGTACCGTATCTACGACGAGCTCACCCGCAACTCCGACGAGAAGGCCGCGTACAAGCGCCTGGCGGATTTCGACCAGGGCGACAACCTGGCCACTTCCGCCGCCGCCGGTCGCAAGAAGAAGATGTACCTCCCGGTTTCGTTCTTTTTCAGCAGGACCCCCGGTCTTGCCCTCCCCCTTATCGCTCTGCAGTACCACGAGGTGAAGCTGGATATCCAGTTCGCCCCCGCGGCCGAGATGCTACTTGCCGGCGTCGACACCGCCGTGGCCCCCACCGCCACCCTCTGGGGAACATATGTGTTCCTTGACGTCGAGGAGCGCCGGAGGTACGCCCAGTCCAGCCACGAATTCCTGATCACTCAGCTGCAATTCACTGGCTCGGAGACCATCACCCCCGCGTCAACCACGCGCACCACCAACGTCCGCCTGAACTACAACCACCCCGTGAAGTTCCTGACCTGGGTGGTGAAGTCCGCGGACCCCGCCAAGGACAACCACGGCGCCTTCACCGTCGCGGCCTCCGTCGCTGGTACCGGCCAGGGCGAGTCCAACGAGAAGTACGCCGTGATCGCGTCCGCCAAGCTGCAGCTCAACGGTTCCGATCGCTTCGCCGAGCGTCGTGGGTCGTACTTCAGCCAGTGTCAGACGTTCGAGCACTTCCAGTCCCTGCCCAAGGCCGGCGTCTACCTGTACTCGTTCGCCCTGAAGCCCGAGGAGCACCAGCCTTCGGGGACCTGTAACTTCTCGCGCATTGACAACGCGACTCTGGTCCTGACCACCAAGGCGTGCACGGCCACCACGTCCGACCTCATCCTGGACGATACCGTGTGCGCTGCCAACGCCATCGGCAACCTCACCAACCTACTGGTATTTGCGGAAAACTACAACGTTCTGCGGATCGCCAGCGGCATTGAAAGAAACTTCCTGTGCCGAACAGCGAGCTGCCGCGATGGATCCGAGAATCTCCATCGCGGGCAAACAGTGAAAGATCTCGGCTTCGTATATAACTCGCTAGTGGGATTATCCGAAGAATCCTGCAACACCCTCGATTGCGGGGACGCCCTTAGAGCCAAATCTACGCCGCCTCTCGGGAAACCGGGAGTGTCAAAGCAGGGTAATGACCTCGCTGACCGTAACAACGATTTGGATTGGGTTATCCGCAGGCACTCGCCTAAACCCGTCATTGCAAGGGTACGGCGACGCCTCAGAGACTACCAGGGGGTGGGTTCGAGGAAGCTAGCAACTTCCTATGAGAGCCTAAGGTATAGTCCACCCCCGTGTGAAAGCACGGGGATGCCATGGGGTGGCCTTCATTTCAGCTGCTGATTGAATATCAGTCTGTAAGCAGGGCCTAGAAGCAGCAGTCTTTGTCGAACCGAGCTCTCGACGAAGGAAACACTTTGTGCCCTCGGAATACCCAGGCCAGCTGCTAGTGGAGATCTACTCCGCAACACACCTTGTTGTTCGGGAAACCCTTAAAGCATGTCGTACCAAGCTTCCGTGGAAACACGGCGGTGGCCGAGAGAAGAACTCGGGTATGGTAATAATCGACATGATGCGACTTCGGTCAAAATAGGCAATCCGCATGCTTACTTCCTACGGGCGTTATGCCAGCCTATGGAAGGGCGTCAGAGACTGAACGGGTGTGCGTCTTCGATGATAGTCTAAGCAACTTGAGAAGGCGTAAGATACAGTCCGGCACTCGTGGAGACACGGGTGATTCAAGTGCTTATGCCAATTGAACCCTCAATTGGAAATGTGACATTTTTTACCTCAAAAGAGTCAAGTGTTGTGATTATATTGTCTGATGTTGCATTGCTCGTGTAAGAAAAACTGACAATCCACAGATTATCAGTTTTAAGCCGTGGATAATGTATAATGAAAAGAACCAATAAGCACGCAAAGAAGTCTTCGAAGTCTTCGAAGACACATCGGGAAACCGCGGACGACGACTCGGGCGAAATGTGCACGGGGTACGCGACGGTCGAAGACGAGTACGGGAATCCCGTGGACGTGCCGCTGTTCGTGATATACATGTGGTCCGCGCGCGCTCACGAGAGACGTCCCGATCAAACGGAAATCCTGCACATAAACGGCGACCCGAACGACGTCAGATCTGAGAACTTGCGCTGGGCGACAATGGAGGAAATGCGAGTTCGATAAATTATCCGCGCATCTTACTACGTGGCATTGTATAATGAAGAGAACCAATAAGCACGCAAAGAAGTCTTCGAAGACACAGAGGGTTCCGGGCGAGATTGTCCCGGTGTCATCTACGGGTCACGTCATGCTCGAAGACAATGACGGCAATATGGTCAAGGTGCACGTCGGGATGATGTACATGCAGACATTTCGCGCGCACGAGAGACGCCCAGATCAGACGGAAATCAATCACATCGACGGCGACGTAACTAACAACAGTCCGGACAACCTCCGCTGGGCCTCGCCTATGGAAAACGAAATGTACAAATTCAATTAGCCGCGCATTTTCCTGTAAAGAATGTACGTGACCGTGCCGCCCGCCAGGACCCATGGAACGTACTTGATCGCGCCGGCGGGGTATTTCGGTTCGACGGCCGGCTGGGGTTTCGTGACGGCAGGTTGGGGTTCGGGGTTGACGGGGTTGACGGGGTTGACGACAATCGACCGCGCGCGGGCCGGAGGGATATTTTCCGCGGGTTTCCCGGCGGTTCGTTGCACGCATACCAGGGCCAGCGTGAACGAGTGCTCCGCGCCGTTGAAATTGACGAGACTGCCGTCCCTGTACCGCCACCGCACCCGCAATTCCCTGAGTCGCGGAATGCACGGGTTCGCGGCGATATTGGGCGATCCGTCGGCTTCCTTGTACAATACCCCGGAATCGACCAGCGGGACTTTGGCGATGCTCCCGAAACTCCCGATCTCGTTGAGTTCCTCGATATCCAAATAGACGCAGGTCTCGGGACGCAATCGCACGCACCGCGGACTCGTCAGGATACCGCCGGACGACGCGTACACTACCCCGGCATCGAACCCGAGAGTATACGCGAGCCCCGATACTTCCGTTGCGTCAACCGACAAACCACCGGTGAACGTGAGTTTCTGGGTACTCGTAGACGCGGATACCGAGATTCCTGGGAAGACCGCTTGAATCACGGACTCGAGAACGCCGGCGATATTTTCCAGGGTGTACGTGCCCGCCGGGATCTCGACGTCCGCGAACGACACCCCCGACCCGATTCTGAGGACGGTGTTCGCGCGCGAAGGATCGAAAGCCAGGATCGACGAGACCGGTAATTCCGCGGTGACGAGGCGGGACGCGACGACGTCGTGATACGTTTTCGGGAGAACGATCTTGTACGACGAGGCCTCGGGATTTTTGTCGATGTTGCGATCGCGGGAATCTACGAAGACGCGGTGTTCCATTAGGGTACGTGGTTTTTTTGTTGGATTCCAGACATCAAATACTCGATTGGATGACTTTATATGTTGTCGAGAGTAATGCGGCGCGATCCTGGAGCTCTTGTCGTCGTTTGTGCGCTGGTCACCGCGTACCTCGTGTGGAATGTCTTGGTGCAGCGCCAGCCGGTCGAAACGTGGTCGTATAATTCATGGTACGCCAAGTCTGACAGGTCAACCAAAGAGTGAGGCCCACCACGACTTCGCGGGTTTCCTGCGGATCGTGCGCGGCCTGGATACCTGGCGAGTTGCCACCCTGCGCGTACTCGGCCGAGCCATGAAAGTCTGCATGGCAAGCATTTGGTACCGCTTGTTTCCGGGGCGGGGCATGGCCAGGTTGGCGAGCGCGCCGGGGTTGTACGCATTCCGCGCGAGACGCCTTTGCTTGTTGCGTCGAATTGTGGCTTCTCGTGTGTTTTTTCCGCGGACACCGAACATAATTTACGATACCATGCCCAATATATAAATCGGGGTCAGGGGGTCACCGGGTCACCGGGTCACCGGGTCGTCGGGGTTCTTTGCGGCTGGAGGCTCCTGTTTTTCAGACTGTTTACGACGGGCACGACAAGCGCGATGAAATCTCGCGTGGAAAGCCGGCCGTCGATTGCCGCGGATACGATTTGCTCGAGACGCCGGCGGTCGCGGATCGCAGCGGGATTCATACGTCGAGGCGGCATACTGTTCACAGTATTTTAATAATGACGCGCGCGCTCGTGGTGACTTCGCACGCGAAGAACAGCGTGGCGCTTCGGCATCTTCTCGAAAGCTTGAATGCCGGCCGGATGCGCGTGATCGTTGTCGTCGGGGAAGGCACGTCGGGTACCGAGTACGTCGTCGAAACTACCGGCATGGTTTCGACGATCTTGGCGCCCGGGAATCACATTGATTTCACCGGACTCGTCGCTGTTCTGAAAACTGGGATTCTCGAGCATTTCGATGACCTCTTTTACGTGCACGATACGACGCGAGCAGGTCCCGAGTTTCTCGATAAGATCGCGCAGATTCCCGCGTGCTCCAGCGCCAGTTTCGCGTTCCCGAGCATGAATATCGGGTTGTATTCGATGGATCTCCTGAGAACGCACGCTTCTGCGATTATCCGGGAATTCACTTGCACGGACGCGCACTTTTTGAAATCCAAGTGCGTTGTCGAGGAAGATTTCGTGTTCAAACTGGATCCGGGTCACATGACGATTCGCGGGCCGCCGCCTATTGTCACTGGGCCGTCGGATTACTACGGAACGGGCACGCCGCGGATCGTCGAGTACTACGAATCCCTGGATCTTTACAAAATCAAGGCGAATTGGGAGGTGAAACACGTGTACGAGATGGGCCTCTGACGATATCCAGGAACCGCCGTGTATCCTTTGAATTCGAGCACAAGACGTTCTGGATGACTTTCTCGATATCGCCATTGAATCGGATGTAAAAGTTGAGGACGTCCAGCCGCTCCTCTTCGGAATACCTATACTCTGTGGCGAACGCGTCGATGTCCTCTTTTGTGATCGTCGTGTAGCTCGGGACCGCGTTCGGGAGTTCGTTCAGGGATTCGGGGTTTGTCAGCATGATATAGGCACGATGGATCGCGCGGAAGGTGTCTGCGGTTCCTGGGGATTTGTCCGGGTGAAACTTGAGAGCCAGTCGGAGGTACGCGCGACGAATTACATCGGGTCTAGCGGTCTCGGGGACCCCGAGAACCTCGTACGGCGTCATACATCCCCCCGCTAAAATAAAACTCGGCTTCAACAGGCTTCAGCAGTTGCCGCGTGAATTTGACCCGATAAAGATCCTCGGGATTGTAGATGGAGGACGCCCAGTTCATTATTGATAATTCGACCGTCGAGTCGTATTTGTTTCTCGTGGACAGTGCGCAACGCGATAAGTACATGTACCCGGATTCGAATACGTACGCGATAGAATTCAATGCGCCGTTCAGGAACGTATGTGGACTCGAGCTGGTCAACGCGACAGTTCCGCGATCCGAGTATACCCTCGAAATCGACGAGAATACTCTCAAGTACGTCGTCGGTAACGGGATTGTCCGGGTATTGACGGTTCCCGAGGGCGATTACAATCTCGTCCAACTCTGCCACGCCGTCGACTTGGCTTTACTCGACGGACTTCACATCGAGCCGTACAGCGATCCCTATCAATTGACGTCGCGATCGCGGTTGTACTCTGACAATCCGTTCAAGATTCTCGCGGCGGGATCCGGCATGCTCGGGAGCCTCGGGTTTCACGGCACAGACTCAGAGTACATGTCGTCGCCAACGGGAACCGTCGAGCGTCAAACGCATTCCGGGCCGTTCCCCGAATCCCTGGCGTTGCCTGCCTCGACGCTGATCCGTCAACCGTTTGTTCCGACAGAAACCGGCGTGCCTTCTCGCGTTTCCGTGTACGCAAAAGGAGACGTCAATGTCACCGTGGTCGACTCTGTTGGGACGGTTTACGGGACCGCGGAAATCGTCAGCAGCGTGAGCAGTATCGCGCGGGTCGCGGGTGGCGTCTCGATAACTTCCGGCACGCAGTACTACCTGGAAATCCAGGGCGCTGACGTTTTCGTCGGAGTGCCCGCGAGTTCCTCGGGTCAAACGATCGTCGGGTCTTCCGGTGTCGCGGCGTGCTGCCAGGTCTTCGTCGATGTCTCCCGGCACGAACTGGCGTCCCCGGGAATCGCGGATTTGACGGGAACCTCACACGTCCTCGTCCGGTGCCCTGAAATCGAATCATACATCCACCGCGACAGGATGTCCGAGATGTTCCACAGCGGGATGGGGATGGTGAAACTGGGGGTTTCTGGAATAGCCGAGCAACGAATGGATTTCGTCTCGTTCCCGCCGCGAACTCTGGGCACGCCGATATCCAAGATATCCAAGCTATCGTTTAAATTGGAGAGACCGGACGGGTCGTTGTACGCCACGCGAGGCCTGGATCATACGCTGCTCTTGGTCATCCGGTACCACGTCGCAAAAACCTCGCGAATCAGCGACGATCCTCGCGCGAGTCGGCGGTTGAATCCCGAGTACGTGCCCGATATGACGGCGGTCAACGATGCCATCTGGAAACGGGAGTCCGAGTCTAACGATCGGTTTGGCGTCATCAGGGACCGCCGCGGATTCTGAACTGTATTCTATTCGACAGAGGTAGTATGACGTCGGAAACGTACCAGGAATTCGAGCCCGCGAAGACCAAGAAATACCCCCGGGTCATCCTGGCGTCTGGGCCCGAAGACGACGAGACCGTGCACGACCTGGCCAAGAAACTGGTTTCATCGGTCGACTCGAATCGGGTTTTCGCGTTCCCGGAGTATGACGAGGCCGCGAGACGCGCGTTATCGATGATCGTGGCCGCGCAAATGTCCAACGTGTACGCCGAGCGCTCGCCCATGGCCGTCATTCTCGGCGAGTACGGGTACGATCGGTCTGTCCACGAAATCATGCAGAAGTCCGCGGCGATGAAGTGCACGTTGGTCATCCGCACGACGTCCGTCCCGAGCCGGTTGCCGTATGCGATATCGCGGTCCGTCGATTACGTCGTGGTTACGCGGAGCCTGCGCGTTCTCGAAGGAATCTACGAGAACTTTTTCAAGGTGAAGTATGTCGACCGCCAGGATTTCCCGACGGCGCTCAGTCAGGCCAAGTGTCTCGTATTGGATACCAAGACGCGCGAGGTGACGTACGTGGTCATTTCGTAGCTTTTTTGCCGAGGACGCTCAGGATCAGGCATATCGTCATTACCCCGACGGCGGCCAGCGAGGCGATAAGGACGATCTCGACGGATGTCAGGGACCCGGTACCCGGAGAATAAAAAGACGCGCGAGGCCTGTCGGTAGTCTCCTGGGCATCGTCCGTGAGGTCGGGGGCGTCCGTGAGGTCGGGGGCGTTTGTCGGATCCATGCAATGCCCAGCATTTAAATTTCGCGTTCTCAGATGTGTGCGGGGCACGCCGAGAATTTGTTATTCACGGAGTTCTCACACACAAACCCGACGATCCGATCGAACGAGCGCTCGCCCTGGAAAGTCTTGACGCCGTCGCGGGACACGTACAAAAGAGTGGGGAAACTCTTGACTTGCATGCTCTCGAGCAGGAGCGCGTTCTTATCAGCGTCCACGCCGTATACCGGGACGTTCCAGCCGAGGGCCGTTGCGACCTTGTCGATTATGGGTTTCGCGGTCTTGCAATGCCCGCACCAGGTGGCGTAGACGAAAACCAGGGACGGCGCGGCGGCCTGGAGCGAGGTGATGTCTTTCGCGTAAAACTCGGGAATCTCGAGGACGTGCATTATATAGTGCCCCAGGAAAATAATCTCTCGATAATTACAGTGAGATGAATACCCAGAGAACTCCGGCACGCAAGAACGCTCCGAGGGCTTCGAGGTCTCCGCTCGGAACGTCTCCCGCCACGGACCCGCCGACCGTTTGGCCCGACGAGGATTCCGACGTCGATCCCGACTACGTGCCCTCTGAATCGGATCCCGAGACCGAAACCGACACGGATCCCGATACCGAGACCGAAGATTAATATCCTGGGGACCGTATCCTAGAGATATGCCTGCCAAAACCATCGGACAGAAATTCGAAGTATTCCGCGGAACCGCAATGAAGACTTCCGGCGGTCTCGTCAAGTCCGACCTGACCAAGTCCAAGTCCGGGAAGATCGTCTCCAAGCTCCAGCTGGCGGCCGGCAAGCGTCTCGCGTCCCGTTTCCCGCCCAACGCCACGCGCGCCAAGCCCTTCTCCCGCTCGAACCAGCCCTCGCGCCGCCGTTAGAACCCGCGTCCCGTGTCCCTGGGTCAAAATTCCTTTGTAAACAAGAAAGTTCACAGAGGACGCGTCCGGATTTTGCATAAAAGCCATGGACGCCCGTCGATCCGCATAATCAATTCAATAAATTCAATCGTTACTTCGTTTCCCGGTTCACTTGTCGAGTATGGCTTCGTTGACCGATCTTGAGAAGTATGCGATGCTGACGGCCGTGCCCCACAAATTCGAAACGAGCTTCCCGGCGTCTCGGTCGTGCTGCGCTCGCATCGAAAGTATCGCGCGAAATGCCGGCGCGGAAATGGCCATGAAGGAGGCCATGTGGATGTCTATCAAGCCGGCGGATTTCATGTACGGTATCTTGTTTGCGGCCGGGAGGGGTAGCGTGGAGTTTGCCGAGTTCCGCGCGGTGGTCGGGGACGTCATTGACCTGGACACGTTTACCGGGTCTTCGGCGGATGCCGTGGACCAGTTCCTCGTGCGGTGCTTCGTGTGGATGATGGGGAAAATCGCCGGGGCGCGGGTGGTCGGCGTGCCTTTCCAGGTCGAGCCATGTGTGAAATGGATGCTCGGACTCCTGTGCCGATGTATCGCAAACATACCCGGTGGCGATCTGTAACCCAGTATCTTTTAATTCAGACTCTCGTTCAGTATGACTTCGGACGCTCTGCTCGTGTCGATGGTCACCGCGAAGCTCGAGGCCGGTATTTTCGAGCGCCTGGGTATCGAAGAAGCAAACGTGGCCGGGTACGACGTGGCCGAGGGGTGGGTGGCGTACGATTGCATCGGGTCGGGGTACGGCAGTGATGGTCGCGATCCCGAGTTCGATGGTGGGAGCATGGTCGCGTTTTTCACCGGAACGGGAGATATCCGGTACGCCGAGACCTCGCCGGAACCTTTTTGCTGGAATAACCCACGCGTGTAACTAACTGGAAACTCGGGTCAGTAGACTACTCGGCTTCAGCAGGAACTCGAAACATGGTTTGGTAAATCATTCAAACATGGATTCCTTGGACGACCTATGCCTCGAACTCATACTCTCGAAGGCATGCGCGCCCGATGATATCGCAACGGCCAACGCCTTATCGTGCGTGAGTCACCGATTCAACGACGCCGTGACCGCGGTGCACCCTATCACCAGCGTCCGCTTGGATATGGAGAAACTCGATTCCGTCGGTGTTCTTCATTGGGCGTGGAATCACGGCTCGGAGGTCCGGGAATTATACTATCGCGAAGCCGCTATATGAAAACTAGACAAACCTACACACTCCGGAGAGCGTGCAGATTTAATGCACAATCATCGGACGGGCCTCGATGTTCGAGGGGGATGTTCTCCCACGTCCGTCCTCAATATGCACCTAG